AGGTATATCAAATCCCTCTTCCATATAAGGGTCATAGAAATGAACACTAGGTTCTGCTTTTAGATCAACAGGTTTATAGTGTTTGATAAAATCATCAATAGCAGTCTTGGGTATTCTATAATCTACCCATCCACCATCTCCACCATACTTAAAAGTATCATTGTGCAACTCATCACAGAACCATAAATGTGCAAAGACATCTACTTGTTGATCCTTGAATACATTTTGTAAGATGCTAGGAGCACACTCATTAATAAAACGAGGTTGTCCTGCGAAACATGCTGCTATTCTCATTTTAAATGCCCCACATAGTCACTACAGATTCCAAAACAATTAACTGCTCTCCAATCACTTAAATTACTAACTTTAGTATTCCATTCAGGCATAACAATGATTGATTTGGGAGTATAAGGTTTAGCAGGAAATGTCCAAATATAATTATGACTTGTTAAAGTAAAGTCATCTTCTTGATGCCAAAAGAAATTATAAGTTTTACTGGCATTATACTTAGCAAACTCATGTAAAGTTGTAATATCTTTACAGTGTATCCATAGAAGTTCGTGACGATTTGCCATCCACTTCCAACTTACCTTGTACTGGGGTTCATCATGACCTAACCAAAAGACGTTAGTTATTGAATCATATCTAGCATCAATTTCAGCATCAAATCCCTCCGATAAACATTTATCAATGTAATCAGGATGGTTTTCTTTGTCCTCATCAGGTCCGTGTGTATTACCTCTATGAGCAATTAGTTTCATCCTTTATAATGTTCTAAGTAATAAGATAAATCTTCAGGAGTTCCTATACCCCACATCCTTTCTATCTCTTTGATTCTTATCTTCTTACCATCAGCAATTGCTTCATTGAATACTGGGCAGATATAAAACTCACCATTGGTTCTAATATCCTTCTCAATCATTTGCTCTGTATATTTTACATAATCAGAACCTTTCTTCCAATAATATACGCCAACAGTAGCATCATCACTAATTGGTTTCTTCTCTGCCACTTCTGATACAAATCCATCTTTACCTACCTTTGCATAAGACCACTTGGGATGAGTTGCTTTAAAAGTTAATATACCCCCATCAATACCATCAGCATTAAAAGCATACAAAGACTCATTACTATTCCACTCCATAAACTGATCGGAGTTGGCAAGGAGAAGAGGATCATCATTATTAATAAATTCTTTTGCTAACATCGTAGTACAAGCAGAACCCTCTGTCAATTCATCAACCTGTACAATGTTACAGTTAGGTGCAATCAAAGTTAGTAGATACTGCAAACTATACTTCTCATAATGCTCCTTACGGACAACAAAGGTATAGTTTGCCTCAATATTAAGGTTCTCCAACACGACTTGTATCATTGGTTTACCATTAACCTCAATTAAAGGTTTAGGAAAACTATATCCAACTTGTGCAAAGCGACTGCCAGCACCTGCCATAGGAATTAAAACATTCATTTTTTCTGATTTCCAAGGGATGTGTGTTACTTTTTGAGTGTCAAGGATCTTAAAGACCTTATCAATCTTACTCTGGTCAAGATCAGGTCTATCTTCAATTGCAATTAGATGAGAACCACTATCTAATGCACCCTGCCTACCAATATGACTGTCTTCAAAGATAACAGTATCTTTTGGAAGAGCATTACAGGCAATCATACATCGCCAGTACATTTCAGGGAATGGTTTACTTCTGAACACATCTTCATTACTTAAGTAATAATGAACAAACTCTAATAAACCTAGACGAAGTAGAACAAGTTTAACAGTATTACGTACACTATTACTAGCAACTGCAATACTATATCCTTTATCTTTGAGTTGCTGAAAATAATGCATTAACTCATAGTCTGGTTTTAATTCAGAGAATATATCCAGAGTTGCTGTCTGTTTATCTTGCCAGATATTATCATACTCAACTACTGGTAAACCTTTCTTCTCTGTAAGGAGTTCTAGTTTTCTTGTAGTTGGTAAACCATCATAGGCACTTAGATGTTCTTCTCTTGTTATGACATACTTTTCATCTACCTTTGCAAGAGCACGGTTAAGTGCATCATAATGCATATCCCTACTATCAATAAGGACACCATCTAAATCAAAGATGACAAGTTTGTTCATGGTTTTACAACGTAAGCAGAAGGTGCAACAAAGTTAAGAGATTCAATGTTAATATCTTTATCAGCAAAGAATCTATCAACACCAACAGATTCAGACCAGTTATGGAAAGCATACTCATCAAAGACAACTATACCCCCACTACTGACCCTATCCCACAATGCTACAAGAGTATCATAAGTAGGAGCATCTAAATCCAAATCCAGATACAATAGTGAAATCTTTGCACCAGGTCTTTGTGATACAAATTCTACCACAGTTTTCGATATATCACCACCTATAAGTTCATATTCATGATCCTCAAAACCAGACTTACGGATAGTATAATCAAGTTCAGTTTGGAATGAGGACTCGTGTTGAAAGTTTCTACCCTCAAATAAAGTCGTCATTGCTTCTTTATCCTGTTCAGATAAACTAGAAGTCAACTTCTCCGAATCAAAAAAATCAAATCCAATAATTTTCTTACCTGTATTAGGACAAAAATATCTCTTTAACTTTAAGAAAGTAAAGAGACCTGTTCCTTTAAATACTCCACACTCAACGATGTCACCTGGTATATCCTTTACCTTATCAAATAATTGAGTACGTGCTAATAGTTTTCCGAATACTTTTAAGTCGGAACTCAACATAAAAGAATTAAAACCATCATAAAAACTCTGGTCAAGGGCATTGACCAGTTCTAAATCTTTTAAATTCATACTTTTTCAAATACTAATGAAACAACTTTGTATGGGTGACTATAAAATGTATCATCATCAACTGTATAGTCAAAAGGAGAAGTCAGTTTTAACCCAGACTTCTCAATCATCTTAATAAAGGTCTCTGCATTAGAGAACTCGCCATGATCTTCATCACCAGCATCAGATGATATAATCATTCTACCACCCTTTTTAAGGACACGGTGAACTAATTTACCAATATTGAATAGTCCATAGTTACCAATCTCATCATCATGTGTAATATCAAAAAGATGAACTGCACAGATATCAAATACAACATCAATACTTTCTTCTTCCAACTCTGCCAACCACTTAAAAGCATCTGCCACTAGCATAGTACAAGCAGATGGTGGGGGTGGATAGTCTGGATTAATACAATCCATTGCGATTGTTTCATTACCCCAGTCTGCAACTACATGAGGGACACAACCATTGTTTGTTCCTAAATCTATTACCTTTTTACCACTCTCCCCTATACCAAAGTTACATAGTGCAAATACCCACTTCAATAGTGCTTCATCTCTATCCCAATGGTTACCCAAACTGGTTAGATGTGGATATTTGTGAATCCAATTATGACCATCTCTCAACCTCCTTGCTTTTGGAATATCCGAGATTCTAATAAAACGATTACAAAGTGACATAAAATTTATTTACCTGTGATATTTAGAGTTATCTTTTGCAAGATGAACGATTTTTGGAGAAAAGTTACATTGTGCTTCAAATACTTCAGGGAATGCAAACTCAGGACCAAAGGTATGTACATCTTGAGTTCTTTCTAAAAAGTATCTATTGATCTGTGTTTCATCATGCCACACAGCAACAATATCATTTTCTAAATCACGATTAACTCTTGCTTCTAACTCATCTATCATATCACATACTTCAGGAACTTTACCACCCCAGAAACATCCTTGCCAATAAACAGGAGGCAGTCCTTTAGAAGTATCTACATAGGCTTCACACTTAGGATTTTGCTCATATGCACCTGGTGCTTTAGTATGGGGTTCCATACCAAGAGCATGACATGGATGATGTACACCAAATAAAGGTTTGGTAAAATTAAAAAATTCATATTCACTTATATAATCTACAACTAGTGCATCAGCATCTATAAAAACTAACCAATCACATTCTTCAATAACATCTCTTGCCTTATTAATGATCTCAAATCTTTTAAGAGTAATATAAGGCCAATCTAAATGCTCTTGCTTATAGACCTTAAGATTGCGTGGCACATCATCTAGTTCTCCATCAGTAAAAGCAAGAATAACTTTCTCACTATTAGGAAGAAAATACTTCTCTATGTTTTCATAATACTGTGGTAAAAAATCAAGATACTTGTTAGTACCTATAAATGTAATTGCAACTTTCATTAAATTAAATTAAAAGAAAAAATCACACGCATTTTATCATCATAATGAGGAGGAGCCATGTGAAGAACATGAGCAGGGAAAATAATTAAATCACCTTCTTCTACTCGAAAAGATTTAGATACTTTAGTTCCGTTCTCTGAAGGAAAAGGTGGAAAGAATAGTGTACTAGGATGAACATCTGAATCTAGTTTAGCATATAAAACAGCAGAAAAACCAGTAGATCCATGATCATGTGGTGGATGATAATCCCCAGATTTATACTTCTGACACCATAATGTTGCTATATGATTTATTCCATTCTCTTTTAAAAAATCTTCAAGATATGGTGTCAATACCTTCATTAATTCACTATGATATGGAGGTAGTGTACTATTATGATAATCAGTATAATGTATTCGAGATCCTATATTAGATTGCTTCTGAACATCAGGAACTAAATCTAGTATACGATCTCTATGTTTTTTAGACCAATCTTTTATATTTACTCTATAACCATTAATAGAAAACAAAGAAAAAGTATTAAGCATTAGATAATTTTCCACCCCTCACAATAAATGTCCTTAGTATCTTTACTGTCATTATTAGATCCAGTAAACCACTGAGAAGGTGCAACAACTTGTTTACTATCAGATAACCATGCACCCCACCAAGAGAAAGAAGAGTTAGCAATAATATGTCCTGAACATAAAGTCATCAAACACATATCAACATACCCACTATTACCTTCTGCAATCAAAAATCTATCATCATCAAACAGTTCTTGGTCATTACACCACTTAGGATCATCCGAAAAAACCAGAACAGGAACTTCCATTGGAAACTCTTCTAGTGCTTTCTCATAATAATCAATTCCTAAAGCAGTATGATTTGCATCCGTTATATAATCGGTTCTTCTAATATGTAATGATAGTGGTGGTTCATTAAAGTCATCTATCATTCCCTTACATGGTTCTAATATTGAATCTTTAAACGTGAAATCTTTTTTTATCTCATCCTTAATATGTTTGAAATACTTTTCTGTTTGAAAAAACCCTCTAATATCTACCCAATCAGGACAGGTATTAAAGAGTACTTCATCAAAAGCAAATGTCTTTTCATTTATAACAGGACGATTTTTATCAATAAACTGAAGATTTAATTGATGACTTCCTTCCATTATAAATGGATGAAATAATATATGACCTGCTTTACGTTGATTTATTTCGTGGTAATATTCTTCAACACTGCTCCATTCATTCTCACTTGCTACTGGTGGAAGGCAGTATTGATATCCTTTATTCTTAGCAATACCTTTTAGTGCTGCATATTGGAACATCTGATTTCCCAAACGTCCAAGATATCCCAGTGCATTAAAACCTATCATTATCTAGTTCTAGTTTAATATTTAGGTGGGAGGTTGGATTAATGTGTACCAACAAGTAAGGGGCATTGCTACATTAGTAGATTTTTACCTCACTGTCTACGTCCTATCTGGTAAGATAGTTCTAGGGACTCCCCTAGCGGCCACCACGCCTGACGCATCACCTTAACTAGCCTTATGCCAGCAAGTTTGATTCAGTCACTCCCATGTTGGGTTCGTCAACTCAACAAATATAGTATGCCATAAAAAAAGGAGGTTGTCAACCCCCTAATATTTTACATGTTGATTTTGAAATGTTTCTTAACTTCTGCAATTAAAGTTTCCAATCTTTCAGATGAACCACCTGAACCACCTGAGGCTCTTGCATCACATTTTGCACCAATATCTGCAACTGCTTTTTCTAATGCTGCTAGTCTATCCTCAACTTTCTTTTGTGTTGCTCCTGTAGGTACTGGATGTGCATCCTTCTCTAGAGCTTGCAACCTTGCTTCTACTTCTACATCATACTTTGACATAGATGCTCCACTTGCCGACTTTCCTGCTGTTCCTTTGAATGACATAATTAAAGACTAAACTCTGATTTATTTATCGAACAAGTGATGCTTGGATGTACCAGCATTATCATTCGATATGTCTCCTATTCCAGTCTCTTCAGTCTCCTCTAATTCATATTCCCAATCTTCTATCACAGTATTAGAAAGCATCCTATCAGATAGAAGATCCATCTGCTCTCTTGCTATCTCCTCAGTCTCTGCATCAAACCAAAAATCAATACACTTACCAATCCTTAACAGATGTGGTTCAAGAAGAGGAGCAATCCTCTTCGTATTATTCATTACTGCATTACCAGCAGCGTCGGATACAGAACCTCTTAACCTAACATGAACTAATGCTTTGAATCTCATTAGAAAGAATGATTGTGAACATCAACATCTCCATGTTGAATATTATCAATAGCATCAACATGATCTATATGTTCTATATGACCATGATCAATGTTTATATGAGCACCTTTTTCAAGAGCCGTAGCTATCCTTTCAAGTGCTGAAGCAATGCGGTTAGCGTCTTCACTCATACTCTGTACCTCCCTCCTTCATCTGTGTCAGGTGCTGATGCTTCATCTTTAATATAACAAGGAACACCATCAGGGTCAAGCCACTTTGTGTATTCAAAGTCTTCCATTGCTTGACTCAACTGCATTCCGTTATCACAGAGATACATGTCCTTGTATCTCTTTGTATAACGATCTTGTTTTTGAATACGGAAATCTGGTTTACCGTTTTCTAGAGTACCGTTCTCAACGTAACGATAAGGGAATCTTTCAAGTAGTACCATCATTTTACTTCAACTGATTGAAGGTCTTCTGCAATTACATCCATTAGTATATCATAATCTTCCAGTGGTTCACCCGTAAACTGAACTAATTCCACCCTTTCGTAATATTTCTTAACTTTTTTAAACAACTTTGGATTTTTTACATCCAAATAAATTTCTCTATTAGCAGCAGCCCGAAGGATGCTTATGTCTTTCCTAAACTTTGAAGTAAGCGTCATTGCTTTGAGTTGTTTGCTCTAATAGTATAGTAGATCCAAGTTATCTAGTCAAGCTCCTCCACTGAACAACCTCTTAATTGGTACTTGTCTTATCTTTTCAATAACCTGAACTTGCCTTATCTTATCCACCACATCAGTTTCTACTCTATCAGTAATCTTATCAATAATATTTACATCAAGATGCATGAATGGTGGAATGATTCCTAGAATTCTAAGAAGACCATCAACAAATAATGCAAGACAAGTGAACCCAAGAATCATACTAATAATAGTTGCTTCTCTATTATGCTTTGCCATAGATTCTTCATCTATGCGTCGTGCTTCTTCAACAGCAAACTCAATCATTGAGTCTACTTCTTCTTTGGTATAGCAAATTTGTTTGATGGTTTCTTCAGTCATCGAACCTCGAAGTTTAGTTTGCGTACTTTTCGTTTTCGTCGCTGTTCCTGCCACTGTAAATCCTCTGAAGTAAGGCCGTCTTTTTCCTTTTTCTGATTAGATGTTACCACTACAATACTAGTTAGGTCAACTGCAGTGAACGTATCACCAGTAACTGTTAGCATATTAGGGCATCCACAACTATGTGGACTTTTTACCTCAGTGCCACATTGTTTGCACCTTACTACGATCATTGTCCTTTACCTGATACTTTCCTCATAATCTTTGTCGAATTGCTCTAGTCCTTTGTCTGTTAATATATGCTTATACATTTTCTCAAATACTGCTGGTGGCATCGTAACAATGTCAGCACCATCCGCATAACATCTAGATACACTATGAACATCTCTTAGAGAAGCAGCAAGAACTTCAGTCTTTGTTATATACTGCTTTCTGTATATAGCAGCAATCTCTTTTATAAGGGCAACACCATCAAATGAATTATCCTCTACTCTTCCAACAAAAGGTGAGATATATGCTGCACCTGCTTTTGCTGCAAGGATTGCTTGTGAAGGTGAGAATATAAGAGTAACATTCACTCTTATCTTTTCTGCTGCTAGTTCCTTACAGGCAATAAGACCATCTACAGTACAAGGTACTTTAATGGTTGCCATCTTACCAAACTTTCTATGAAGTCTCTTGCCCTCAGAAATCATATTCTCAGCATTACCAATAACTTCCATACTAAGATCCGTTACACCAATCTCCTTAAACTCTTGGTAAACATCCTCATGCTTTCTACCACTCTTACGAATAAGAGTAGGGTTAGTTGTTAGACCATCAATAAGACCAGTCTTATAATGCTTACGGACAATATCGGTTTCCGCAGTATCTAAAAAGATTTTCATCTCAGTCAATAAGTTAGTGTAATATTTAGAGTAAAAATTAATCAGAAGAATCGTTTAGTTCTTCAATCGAAACAATCTCAAGTTCTTCAATTTCTTCTAGATCAATCCAATCACCAAATTCTGCATAAAGTGCAATCTTGTCACCACACAATTCTGCTTCTTCGATTTTGTCAATTGCCCACTCTCTAGTATGAGCAACGATATCTTCAGTCGTTTTCAATTCCATAATAGTCTTTTCTGAAGTACCTTGAGAGGATGTTGCTATTATAGTACTTTGGTGTTCCGTCGTCAAGGGACTCTGTAAGAACTCCGTTTGCAAAGAGTTGTCGGGTTTCTTCAAAGTTTGTTTTTCCTTTTGTAGTATGTAAAGATAGGATAGTTCTACTAAAATTTTCTCTGCCCATCTTCCCAATCTCTTCTTTAAGTTCAGGACAAGACCCATAATATTTCTTCCAATCAGATTCAGATTTTACTTTTCGTTTTTTACCCTTTGGGGTTCTAAACTGCCAGAAGTATTTACGACCAATATACTCTCTTCCGTTAGTCTTATTTATGATACGATAAACAAATCCGTAATATTCATTAATATCAGTAGATTCAAATACCTTTCTATTATATCTCCAAGGATTCTCATACTTAATAGTCATACTCGTCAAGGACTTCCAATGCATTATTTAGAATGCGTTGGGCAGCACCTCTTTGACGATCATCCCATTCAGGATACCACGACTCATTAGCAAGACCAGCTTTCATACCGTTAAGTCTTGCCTTCATATCTATTTTTTTAAGTCTTCCGTTCATGTAAGTTCTGTATAGAGAATCTGGCCAAGCACAGGTCAGTGGACAAACGATTACTGTCATGCTTTATACCAACTATTATACAACTATTTAATCAGAAACTACAATTTAAATCCACTAAATGTGTCTTTTTTAACATCTTGTTTGATTCCACCAACCATATAAGACTCAACTTCTGTCTCTTGTGGTGCTACTTGCAATCCTTTAGAACTAATCCAGTGCTCTGTCCAAGGTAATGGATTGTTCTTAGCAGGAATATCATACTTAGGTTTTAATCCAATTCCTCTTAGTCTCTTGTTAGCAATAAACTCAACATACTGATGAAGTAGTTTATCATTTAGACCAATCATACTACCATCTTTGAACAAATACTCTGCCCACTTCTTCTCTTCATTGACACACTTATCAAACATTTGATATGTCCATTCTTCTTCTTCCTTTACGATTTCTACCATCTCTTTATCATCACCCTTTTTCCAATTGTTTAATATATTTTGGGTGATGGCGAGGTGTTGGTTCTCATCTCTAGCAATTAGAGATATGATTTTAGCCGAACCTTCCATAAGCTTAAGTTCACCAAAAGCAAAACTACAAGCGAAACTAACATAAAAGCGGATACCTTCCAAAATATTGACATTAGCTACTGCCCGATAGAGTTTTCTTTTTAATTCTTTCATCTCCAGAACAGGTAGAGATGTATTCAATGAAGGATCCATATCTTTCCAAAGACTACTCTGTCCCCATATCTGTGCCTCATTAATGAAATCATCATAAGACTTAGTAACACTAGCAGCACGTTCTAGTATCTTTGGTTCTTTAATAATAGTATCTAAAACTTCTGAGGGATCTGCATAAACATTCTTAATCACATAGGTATATGATCTGCTATGAATCATTTCCATAAAAGACCATACTTCCATACATGCTTCAAGTTCAGGAAGAGAACAATATGGCAAAAATGCCATACCAGGTGCTCTACCCTGCACAGAGTCTAACATAATCTGGTACTTCAGATTAGAAGTATAAACATGCTTCTGCTCTGGTCTCAATGTTTGATAATCTCCACGGTCTTTCTGTAGAGATACCTCTTCAGGTCTCCAAAAATACCCTAACTGTTGCTTAGTTAGATTCTCAAATTGTGGATATTTAAAATTATCATAACGTTGAACACCTAAAGGTTTACCAAAAAACATAGGTTGTTTCTTGGTGTTGACATCTTCAGTATTGAAGACAGTCATTCCTTTTAATTCAGATGGCACAGGATTCACACTCCTCTTCGTTAGCGTTTTCTAGGTCTTCAAGCAAATTTTCTAAACTAGATTCATCTATTTCATCAGATTTCATATCATTAGTGTTTTGATAATAACTAGTCTTCCATCCATACTTATATGTTGTCAAGAGATCTTGTGCCATTACACTAACAGGCACTTCAGCATTTTCATAATGCTCTGGATTATAAGACCAGTTTCCAGAGATCGCTTGATCAAAGAATTTTTGCATCACAGAGACAATATTTATGTAACCAGTGTTGTTCGGCATTTCCCACAACAAGGTGTAGTTATTCTTTAAAGTCCCATAAGACGGAACAATTTGCTTAAGTGGTCCTTTCTTTGATTTTTTAACGGACAAGTAATCTCTAGGTGGTTCGATTCCGTTTGTGGCATTGCACACAACGGAACTGCTCTCCGATGGCATTTGTGCAGACAGTGTTGAGTGCCTGAGACCGTGTTCCAAGATAGATGCCCTAAGAGATTCCCAATCATGGTGTAATGGTTGTGAACAAATTTCGTCTACGTCTTTCTTATATGTATCTATTGGCAAAATACCATCTGAATACTTAGTGCGTCCAAAGTTTTCACACCATCCCTTCTCTTTTGCAATCTCATTAGATGCTTTTATCAAATAATATTGGAAAGATTCTGCAAGTCCATGAACAGCATCCCATGCTTCTTGAGATCCATAATCATATCCCAATTTAGCAAGATAATGTGCAAGACCGATAAATCCTACCCCAAGACTTCTACGTGCCTTTGTAGCAAGTTCTGCTGCCTTTACAGGGTATTGCTGATAATCTATCAACTCTTCCAATCCACGAACTGCAAGGTCACATAAATCCTCCAATTCTTCGTCTGACCTTATCTTACCTACATTAACTGCACTTAAAATACAGAGTGCAATCTCTCCAAGGTGATCATCAATATGAGTAATAGGATATGTAGGAAGAGTTATTTCCTGACATAGGTTACTCATCTCAATCTTATCTTTAAATGATGAATGCTCATTGCAATGGTCTATATTCATGATATAGATACGACCAGTCTCTGCTCTCTCCTTTAATAGGTCGAGGATAAGTTCTTGGGCTCCAATGGTTGTTCTAGGGACGGATTCATCTGATTCGTAACGGCAATATAAGTCATCAAACTTATCGGTCCCAAAACTCTCATACAACCCAGGACAATTATGAGGGGAAAATAACGAGATTTCTTTATTTTGGATAAAACGTTCATAGAATAACTTACTTAATTGAATACTATAATCTAATTTTCTTACTCTATTGTCTTCTGTACCTTTGTTGTTTTTGAGGACGAGGATGTCTTCGATTTCCTGATGCCAGATAGGAAAATGGACAGTTGCTGAGCCGCCTCTGATCCCGTTTTGAGTGCAACATCTGACAGTTGATTCAAATTTTTTAAGGAAGGGGACAACACCTGTGTGCTGAACTTCTCCACCTCTGATTTTAGAGTTGATGCCTCTGATTCGGCCTGCGTTAATCCCGATACCAGCACGTTGTGCGACGTATTTGCCAATAGCCATATCACTGCTAAAGATACTATCGAGGGTGTCATCAATATCAACCAGAACACAAGATGCAAATTGACGAATGGGTGTCCTGACACCTGCCATGATTGGTGTTGGGATGTTGAGTTTGTGCTTGCTGATTGCGTCGTAGTATCTTCTGACATAACTTAACCTCTTTTCTTTAGGATATTCTGCAAAAATGGTTAGAGCAATCATCATGTACATGAACTGAGGTGTTTCGTATACTCCTCCACCACTTCTGTCTTGTACCAAGTATTTATCTACGACCTGCCTAAGACCAGCATATGTAAAAAGAAAATCTCTAGTATGATCAATGTATCCATCTGCTTTCTGGATATCTTCTTTGGAATATTTTGAATAAATTTCTGGATCATAGACCTGTTGGTTAACGCATTTGATGATATGGTTCTCTAACGTGGGCATCTCACGTATTTTACCATAAAGACCTTTTCTAATAGAGAAAAGTAATAATCTTGCAGCAACATACTGGTAATTAGGATTCTCTAAAGAGATTAAATCACTTGCAGACTTGATAAGAATATCTTGTATCTCTGCAGTAGTAATACCATCATAGAATTGTATACCTGATTGTATCTCTACCTGACTTGCAGAGACTCCTGCAAGACCTTTGGTTGCTTCCTCAACCATCTTATGCATCTTTTCTAGGTCAAGGGTCTCAATCCCTCTACCATTTCTTTTCTTGACTTTAATGCCGTTGGTCATATTCGTTTCCAAGTAGTAAATTTGAGATTTGCTTCTAGTCCTTTATATATGTTTGATTCTACTATACTCTGAACATCATGTCCAGCAAGGAACATATCGTTTATGTCCTTTTCTTTTATACTTGTTGGCCAGATAACAACGGAACCTCCTTCGGCAATGGTGCTGGAGATTCTTGACGTAATTTCTTTAGACCTTGGTTCGTTATCATAAACCCAAACAGGAGTGCTAACACCCCACTTCCCAACATCACCGTCTGCACCGCACATAGCGATGCTATTGCGAATGAACGTGCTGTCGAACGGTCCTTCTGTAACGAAGACTGGAGCATCTCCTCTGATGTTATCCAGTCCGTAGATTTTTGGTGCTTCATCATTAATCATTACTGTAATATATTTAACCTTGCTCGGACCTAATGATCTTCCTTGGAATCCAATCAAGGTGTTCTTATAGAACAAAGGAATAATAATCCTTGGTTCATCATATGTCAAATCATCAAACGTATGTTTATGAGAATTTGACCATTCTTTAAACTTATCAGTGTAATAAAACTTAGTTGAATCTAGTTTTCTTTTCTCTAGATATTGTTTTGCTATATGATTTTCTGACGCTTTAGGTAAATCCAACTTAGGTTTGAACTTAGGTGTCTCAAACTTAAGTTCTGGTTCTTCTACAACGAAATTCCTACCACCAGCAAATCCTTCTTTAAACTTCTCCATAGCATATTGCTTTTGAAGAAAAGGATCAACTTCTTTTAAAAAATTACTGAAAGACATTGAAGCACCACAATTATGGCACTTAAAATTAGTATTGGTTTTGATACCATAAAGATATCCTCTTGCCTTATTGCGTTGCTTTTTAGAGTCACCACAAATAGGACAACGGAAGTTGTACAGATTAACCTTAACTTTTTTGAACTTAGATAATTTTGTTGAAACTAATCCAATATATTTTGAATCAATAAGATCCATTCACGAAGTTTATCTAGTTTCTTGTATTATAGTAGCTCGAGCATCTTGTGTCAATGCAGAACCAACAAATTTCTGTCCAACTGGACTAACAACGAAACTTATTATACTTAATGCACCAAAAATACTCCACATCTTTTTCTCCATAATGCGGAGTCGATTATCTACCAATCGAATATCTCTCTCACATCCTGCCTTAATCTCCGCAGTCGAACGGTTAACTTCTCTGTGAAGCGATTCCACTTTCTCAAATAATACTGCATCTATTCTATCCTGTTTATCTAACTTTTCATCATGGACAGCAAGCATCTGCCCCATCTTCTGGTTGTTCTCCTGAAGAGTTTCAATGACTCTCTCCAGTCGATCTAATATAGCGTCGCTCTGTCTCATCTTAAGTATATATTACCAATAATATTTATTAAATTGTGATATTATATACATCTAGTCTTTGTCTTTCATCCAACGTTTCCTAGAACCAGGAGGCATCTTTATAAATTTCTTTCTCTTCTCAACTTTACCCATTACAGGAGAAAATTCTGCAACATTAGGACCAGTAGAATTGGTAGGGACCACAGCACCAGATCCCATCTCTTCTCTAATTATTCTTATTATTCTTTCTAGTTTCTTCTTTTCCATCTTTGTTATAAATTTTATAGAGTTCAGATAAACAATACAGATCAACCTGTATATCATGTATATAACATTTTGGATACTCAGGTAACTTACCTAAGAACATTACAAATGTTTTCATAGAAGACCACAGATCTTCTTCTATTTTGTAAAACAACATTGGGGTCGTTGCTTCTCCAAAAATATTATAAAGAATAATAAAATGATTTAAAAGAAGATGGCTTTTTAATTGACCAGTATTCTTATATCGTTTCAATAATCTTTTGATATATTTGAAGTGATTAAGATCCTTATCAAAATCCTCTTTGGTCACTGCCTGTGGATTCTCATAGTTCTTAATAGCAAAAAGGAGGAAGTTATCCTCCGTCAATTCAGTAAATATCATATTAAGTTTTTATCTAGTATTAGTTAGAAGGAGGATTAGATGGATAAACAGGAGCATTACCTGTGCTGATACCTGACATAGCAACTAAGATTTCTTTCTTAACTCTTAGACTACCATTAGTATCCATATAAGTCTGAACACCAACCCATCCAGCACCTGTTTCATAGGCTGTTCCAGTATCTATTGCATTATCAGCAACACCAAATACATACTCATCAGTGCCATCAGGATTAGCTTCTCTAAATGAAGGATCTCCAATGGTATACTTAGGAAGTTGAGAAACAGTAAACTGAGCACCACTAATAGCAGCACCACTTAAACCATTAGTTGAACCAATTGCTAAGTTTCTTGCATCAGTAATAGCAGTAATTACAGCATCCCCAAAATAAGTTCCACCTTTAGTAAATCTAATTACATCACCAACTTGTGCAGAACCAGTAGCACCAAATTGTGTACCAGAACCACCACCATTGCCCAATACAGTTTTGGCAGCATAGTCAACAGTCACAGTTCCTCGTGACGTGATATTATCGTTATTTCCCCAAAGTGCCATGTCGTTTCTCTCGTAAGAATTTCTTTGCTAATGAATATTTATAACCTTGATATCTTACAGATATGCTTACTTTCTATTTTTTGCTTTTTTTATGAAGTCTTTAAACGCAGGTTTATCGTGCTTCTCTTTACTACCTATCTTCTTTTTTAACTGCTCATAGGAACCAGCATAAGCATTTTGAAAAAGATTATTATCTACCATATTATTTTCAACGGATTCATTCATCCTTTTTGTTTTTTCTTTCATCGTATTGATGAATTTTCGATAGACTGCTGCTTCCGAAGTCTTACCCATTTCTCTTGCTCTCTGTTCCATAGCAACTGCTGCCTGTATTTTGTGAGCATGAGATCTTGATGAATTGCGAATTTTAGTAACAGATGCTTTAGCAGTTGCAACATCTTTAAATCCAAGACCATGAATAGTACCTTTTGGATTTTCATCTGTATAGAGATCAGAGTGCTTTTTAGAATTAGCAGGTTGTCCCTTCTTTCTAGGAATACGAGGATTAGTTTCCTCTTCTTGATATTTTTTGTATTTCTTATCAGTGCCAGGTTTATAATGTGGTTTAGCACCCTTCTTTTTCATAGAGTACATCAATTTAAACATATCAGCAGTCTTTTCCTTCTTTGTTGTGCTACCAGGTAGTCCCTTAAATCTACCATCATCTAATGCTCTCTTGAATGCAGCAGCAGTCCCACCAATCTTTGACTTGGGTTTGTCAGGTTTTGTCTTCTCCTTCTCTGCCTTGGTATGTCCCCAACCAGGAGGTGCTACTTCATTTAGCAATTCCATGCTCTTAATGACTTAGATAGTCTATCATCACCAGTATTATTAGAAGGTTTCTGTCTCTTTCTCATGCCCTTCATACGAGCACAGAATGATGCTCTCCTTTTATTACCAACCTTTTTGCTTGGTGCTTTTAGATCTGAACCAGGATTCTCACGCTCATAAGACTTTCTACCCTTCTCATTCAAACCACCTTCCTTATTTTGACCTTCTTTCTTTGTCCATGCAGCACCTTCTTGTACATATTCTAATTCATCTCTCCAGTTAGAGTACTCTTCTTTCTTAGTACTATTTCCCCAGTTTGAAGCACCTTTTTTACGACATTTTACAAGTGCTCCTGAAGCATATGCACTTGGCCATACCTTATAACGTGACTTTACCTTATGATAGCAAGCATCTTTTTCACCTGCCTTTTCATTAACTATATCTTGTACAGATTTTAATTCCACTTCTTCTTTTTTAGTCTTCTTGACACAGTTTGGATATCTTTTTCCAAACATAGTCTTCATACCTTTCTTTTCATAACCTTTCCAACACGCTTCTTTCATGTCTTCAGCATGTTTTCTTAGTTCATCTGCTTGACCCTTATGCAATTTACTTGCGTTAGTAAGTTCTTTAGACTGACGTTTATGCAATTTACTTGCTTTGTCAAGTTCCTTTGCAATAGTAGTAATCTCTACTTGTTTTTCTTCAGTAGCCACGTTGATTGCCTTTCCTTTGCGATTTGGATTAGGATCTTTCTTATTTTTACGTCTGAAAGCAGCCTGCTCTTCATCCTTATTTAGATTACGTTTCATTTTACTAGATCCGCATTTAGGTTTAGTAGTCTGACCAGGTTGCTTGGCACAAGGTTTACCAGCATATTTACCACCCAATTGAACCCAACCCTTCTTACCATCAGAAGATTTCGATTTATTAAACCAATCGTGAAGTGAACTATCTCCTGATTTATTTGACATTTTCTGAACCTCCTATAGTAGTATGATATTGAGTAGCGAGTGTATATGCTTGCTCATGCATAGAAAAAGCGTAATCTGCATCCGAAGAACCGTACATATCAAATCTATCATTAAATTTTAATGGTAAATCATCATATGGTTCATACTTATATTCAAGATCAAACCAAGCATCATAAGGTATCTTATCGGGTGCAGGATAAGTCATTACTAACCCTTTGGATAACGACCCTGTGATGGGTCTTTTGCTCTTGCTGCTGCATTTTCTTTATCAACTTTTGCTTGGTGAGCACGAACCTTTGCTTTCTCAGCATCACTTTGAGGTTTTCTAGGGTTATTTTTACTTATATACCCACTCTTTCCAACCTCCTTTTTAATCTTATCAAGAACAAAGTTAAATGCTTTGTCTTCTTCTCTAATATCATCAGGAACATTATCAGTACTACCAGAAACATACTTGGCATGTTCTCTTCTCTTCATTGCTCTTCTTGCTTTTGCACCAGCATCCATTGCTTTCTCAGGTTTCTTCTCTACCTTTTTCCTTGCTCTACCAATCAATGTCATAGCACTCTCACTAACACCAGCACCTTTTGACATAGATGCTTTCAGTGCTATATCAGTATAACCACTATCTTTAGCATCTTTCTTCAAGAATTTTCTTGCCTTTTCATTCTCCTTTGCACGTTTTTCTAAAGCATTTTCTTCCTGTTGTATGTCAGGAAACTTTTTCTTGACTGCTGCCTTAACCTTTGCTTCTTTCTCAGGTGAAGCATGTGCTGCTGCCATTGATAATGCAGCACGAGCACGTTTCTTATCATTGATAGGATATGCACCTCTTTGCTTACCTTCTGGACCTTCACCTTTACCAGGAAATACAAAGTCACTATTAGGCAATTCTCTTCTCTGACCAGCAGTTAAACTTTTTTCTGCGATTACTTCTTCTTTTGTTAGTTTTTGAAAATGCTTTATATCCTTATACATCTTAGCAACATTAGCCTTACCTCTTGAAGGAGATAATTTTTTATCTTTTCCTGCTGCTCTATCTTGTGCTGCCATTCTTCTCATATCAGTATCTACACCCTTTACTGCTTCATCAACTTTATATGCAGGAACCTTTGCACCTTTAACACCTCTTCTTGCCTTGTGCTCTTCTCTACGCTTATCAATAGTCTTGCCCCTTTTATTCTCTGAATCAAACATTGCTGGTTCACCATGACCAGGTCCAGACCTTCTATAGTTTCTAATAGATGCTTTACCATAGTCTGAACGACCTTTATCTACTTTTGCTTCTTGAATTTCTGGTTCATATGATGCCATAATATCTGCACCACCACCACTTCTCACTGCTCTTAATTTTGCAAGAAGGACTCTCTTCTTCATTTGCTGTCCTTGCTTTTCTTTTTGCTTAACTTGAGCATCATCTTTACTATCTTTTTTCTCTTCACCACCATCTACTTCCTTCATTTCTATCAACTCACCACCGATCTCCTCCACTGCTTCTCCCAGTTTAGGATTGATGATTATTTTATTGTTTATACCTTTGGTTTCCTTTACCTTTTTAGCAGCTTTTGATTCTATTTCATCTACGACTTCACGCAGTTCGTTTCTCCAATTAGAAATCATGATACCCGTCTACTTATTTTTTCTATACTTATTTATAAACTGTTCTATATTAAAATTAGATATTGTTCCTTGACCAGGAACCATTGATTGTGCATATTTACGATGTGCTGCAGTTCCTACCTCTCTATTTTTAGCAGAAACACCATAAATTCCTGTTTCTGATGCAGGTCTTACACCTTTAGATTTTTTTGTTGCTTCCATTACATCACGAATCCATGATTTAAACATGTTATCTTGTTCTGTAACACATATAAGATAGTTTGTACCTCTTCTTATGATACGACCAACCAATCCTGTGTTTAAATTCTCTACTAAATCACCAATATTAAAAATTTTCTTCTTAACGTATTGCTCTCTTAGTCCTCGTTGATCATATCTTGGAGCAATTTCCCATAAATCAAGAGATTCTTCTACCTTTTTCTTTTTCTTCTGCTTCATTCCCGTGCGAACAGCGTCAAATAGTGCTTTTGTGTCACCATCATCTAGATCTTTAGGAGTTCCTTTACGGAATGCTTCAAAATCATCATCTACAACTGCTTTTCTTAACTTAGATGCAGACATTCCTTCTACACCATCAGCATCTGCATCTCTTACACCAGCAGAAATGACTCTGATTAAATCAAAATCATACAATTCTCCATTATATTTCTGTGCTAAGTTCTCAAATTCTGATTGTCTGTCTGAACCAACGATAATATTAATATTCTTATAACCATCTGAGTTTGCTGTAGTCAATACATCAAATATAGACTTCATCTCAGGGTCATTTATAATCTGCTCCTCATACTCAGGGAACATTTTCTTCATATATGAAATCTTCATATCAGGATCAAGAGGATTCTTCTTATTATCCTGTGTTCTAGAAGGATATATTTTTACATCTCCACCTGCTGCTGCTTTCTTTGCTGCTCCTAAAAGTTTTCCGTGTCCTAATGTTGGGGGATTGAACCTACCAAACGCAACAGTTAATGGTTCTCCTGTTGATTGTGTACCTTCTTCATCATCTGGTGTTACTTTTTTGGGTTTAGGTGCTTCTTTTCTCTGCAATGGAGCACCTGCAAGATCATCATCAGCACGACGTTTTGCCATCTGCTGAACTGGACCTTCTGGTTTAGGTTTTATCTTCTTCGTAGTAAACTTTAATTTCCCGTTTTCAGTAGTCGCAACGAGATTTCCACGGGAATCTAACCATGACCCGTGACCATCACTCTTGAGATTTAACTTCGCTGCTTGTGTAGCTGCTTGCGAAGTACCTGCCTCAGTTAAAAATTGGAAAAAACTTTTCATACTTATATTTAGTGTACTTTTATTTCTCGATTATACAATCATCTTGCATCTGAATAATAAAATCATCAGATAAAGTAGCAAAGAATTGTGGTTGTTGTTTAAAATCTCCCTTATATCTTAACTGTAAATCTAAAATGGTAGTTCCATCCTTTGATAACTTATAAAATATTTTTGCTGCATTAGTGGCCTCCTTCTGTGCTTTATCAAATTCCATCTTATATGGTTTTTTATTCCCTGCTAGATTTGCTAAACCACATAGTATTGTATGTTGAGGTATAACTTTTGCAGGTTTTAATACTAACTTATCTTTACTAGGATCTTTTTTATTGGGAGAATAATCTGCATATCCAGTCACTAACGCAAACTCAAAAAACATATTACCAATATCCTTTGCTTTTAGTTTTGTTTGCATTTTAGTCTTTAAGACAATATCAATTAAACTATCAGCAAAATATTCTGCATTGTCTTGAATAATATTATTAAATCCCTGATATAACTTATTATCATTTTTTGCAAGATCTGCATTAATATAATCCCTTAATCCTACTTCACCTTTCTTAGTGGCATCAAAAAATGTATTACCTTCAACAGTACCTTCAATATCACTTAAATCCACTGGTTTATCATCAGAGTTAAATCCTTTAATATTAATTAAATCATATTTCTTACCCCCATTAGGAGCCTGAACTTTATGACTCCATATTTGCTCATTACTCATCTTCTCCAAATCTTTAATATTAATTATTCCATCTCTCTGTGCTTCCCGTATAACTTCTGGAAAATATTCCTGTCGTATCTTATTTAATTTTTCTCTTGGTTTTTCAAACTTAGGACCATCTATGAATGTAGAATATGCTTTATTAATAATTGTAGGATCTGCACCTTTTACATTTTTCTTTTTCTTTAAAGAAATACCATAGTAAGTATGGTCATTAACTTCTACAACCATATCTGACGAGTTATAATCAAATCCACTTGCCTCATTTTTTAATCTAAAATCAGATACTGCTTGAGGCCACTGAGCACCAGTCAGATAAACTGCAGGTAAAACATCTACATTATCTCCCATCTTTTTAATAAATTTCTTAACTCCTATTGCAGCAGAAAATCCTGCCACAATATTAGCAACTAAATCATTTCTTTTTTTATCTTTCAGAGTAGGAGCAGTTGAAAACATTTGCTTAAACCTATTGTCAAGAGGTTTAACATTAGATACTGCTTTTAATCCTTCTGTTGCTGCCCAACTTATTAAATCTCCACCAGTATTATCCTTTACAAGTTCATTTATTTTTGATGTAGGAATCAATAAACCAGCAGCACAAAAAACCTCTGAAGGTTCTAAAGAGGTTTTCTTTTCTGTGCTTTTAGTTGCCACTTATCCCATTCCTTGCTGTCTCATAAACTCCTTAAATGCAGGAGAGTTAATTCCTCTATCAGGAGAATCCATTCTCTTTTGTTTTGCACTTCTCGTATCTTTCTTTTCTTCTTTCT